GGCGCAGCGTCAAGAGACCAAAGGTGCCGAGATAGATGCTCATGCGATGCTCGCTGCCCCGAGGTCGCCCGTAGCCTGGAAGCTGATCTGGGCGCTGACCACCTCGCCCACCGCGGCGCCGAAGCTGGCCGAGTTGATGTAGGCAGTCAGCGTCACATCGTTGTTGTCGGTGCCATCCGCCAAGCGCAGAGTCAGCGTCACGGCGTCAGAAGTCGTTGCACCGCTCGTGTTCGTATTGATCAGCTTCCGCAGCAACGTGCCGGCATCGATCGTGCTGTCGTCCGCCTTGTAGTACAGCAGCGATGCGCTGCCGGAATAGCCAAGCACGCCCGGCGTGAAGGATCTGCGAGCATCGCCAAGGCTGGTGGTCTCAAGCAACTCGAGATCCGCCTGCAGCGTCCAGCTCGACACCTTCACCAGAGTGGTCGAGCCGAGAAGGAGAGACCCATCTCGCCCGCTGTAGACCTTGGCCATGAGCTCTGCCTCCTCTGTTCAGTCTATAGAACGCCAACCAGGCTGACCTGGACTGAGCTGATGCCGGGTCGCACGCTGGAAATCTGGGGTTCGTCTTTGTAACGCCACCGGTTTGCCGAGGCAGCATCCAAAGCCGTCGTGGATCCACTCCAGCCGGCAAGGGTCTGACTCGGAATGGTGAACGTCAAATAGGTGCCCTTCGTCTCTGCAAAATGGGTCAGAAACTCCGAAGCCTGAGTGTCAGTGATGTTCTCAAATGAGAGATCGAGCGACATGCCTGTTCTGGTGTCGCCGTAGAGGATCCTCGTCTCAACGCCCGACTGAGACCTGAATGCCTTCACTGGGTAGTCGCCGCTGGAGTAGGAGCGAGAGGCTGGTTTGTGGGTTGGGAACGGCATGATCAGCCCTCCGTCTCAAAGAGGCCTTGGGCAGCCAGATCCACGGCGACCTGACTGCTCAGTCCAACTGTAGGGGCGTGCATACCGACGATTTCGACGAGGCCATCCCCATCGAGCGTGAGCTGCTCGATCATGTAGACGTTGGTGGACACGGTCGTGTCGTTGATCGTGAAGAGGCTGTTCCACAACGCCGTCTCGATCGCCTTGCCTCCCGCAACCGTCATCGTCGAAGTCGTGACATCGTCGTCGCCATTGCGGTAGAGCAGGATGTCGTAGGTGCCATCAGACAGCGTCGTGGCCGATGTGATGACCCCAGTTGAGCTGATGACACCGTTGTTTGCGGCCTGGTAGGGGCTCGCCTCGGTTGCGACCTTGATGTAGTCACCAGGAGCCAGATCCAACCCATAGGGCGTGGTCTTGAAGGTGATCGTGTGGGTGATGTGCCGTCGGATCGCGAGGAAGTATTTCGCAGCGAGCACCGCGTGATCGCGCGTCGTGCAGTATTGGGTCATGTCGAAAGACTCGATCGGGTAGGACGACGAGCCGGGCTCCTTGTAGCGCACCACCACAGTCCGCTCCTCGGGGAGCTGATTCTTAGTTTCGACGCGGTAGCGCATCACGGCCTGAAAGTTCTTGCGTTCCTCTGCCGAAAGGAACTCAAGCGAGAAGCTGTCCTCGATGATGTTGCCGGCGGTGAACAGCTGCTTGATCTGAAGCGATGAGGTACTGATCGCGCCCGACGAGGTGGTCGGCACGGCCGGCACCACGCTGAACCGGCCGTCGCTGATCACGAAGTTGCACAGCATGAATGGCGCGGTGTCAGCAATGAACTGGCGAACATTCACCGAGTCACTGATGGCGCCATCGAAGAACAGCTTGTTGGTGCGCAGGAACTGGGCGGTTGCCGGGAAGTCCTCGGACTTGATCAGCTCCGGTGAGATCAGGCCACCAACGCCAGCGGTCTTGTCCGTCAGGACGTAGTACACGAGATCGCAGAACAAATTGCTCGGTCCGATCTCAGAGTCGTCAGGATGGAACCGTTGCACGCTGACGCCCTCGGCGAGCCAGAAGCGGACCTGATCGACGTTGTTGTAATTCCGAGAAGCTTTCAGTGCAAAGCCTGCGGTCGTGAGCTTGGTGTACTCGGGCGTCGTCTCGTTGCTGATGAGCTCGTTGACGTAGACGATCTCGTGCTCGGGGGCGCTGGCATTCGATTTCTCCAGCTCGTTGTAGTGCGAGACGTCAGCTAGTTGACTGGTCTTTTCAAACTGACGCTCAGCCGTCAGACCTGGCGGTGGTGTGGAGCTTTGCAGTGTTGCCACGCGCATGATGAAACCGGTGTCGGTTCCAAGAGGCAGGAACTGGTCGCTATTGGCCGTGACCTGGGTGCGCCACTCAAACAGCTCGTCGACGGTCCAGTTTCCAGTTGTTCCCAGCTCGTCAACCTCGATGGTCGGGTTGTCCCATGCGACGCTGATGCCAAATTCCTCTTGCGCGGCTGAATTTGCGACTCGGACGACGCTACCGAAGATCAGCTTGATTGACTTGCCGGACTTGTTGATCGTCTTGATGACCGATTTCGTCGTGCCGAGCGATCCAGGCTCGCCAAAGAGCTCATAGGTGGCAGCCTGCTTCCGGCCCTCTGTCGTTGGCGCCTCAGTGGTTGAATCGACGTTGAACAGGATGCCAGCCGTCGTCAGGCCGGTGTAACGCCACGGGTTGGCAGTGCTCACCGTTGCGGTCACTGAGGCGTCGTCGCCCGTGTTCCAGCCGCCAGCGGAGCTGATGACGGCGACGCTTGAGAAGTCCCAGTTGAACGATTGCCCAGACGTCGTGTTGTTTGCGACGACCGACACCGCAGTGATTCTCACCTCTGCGGTGACTCCGGCAGGGCCTGTCGCCGTGGTGGTGAAACTCCTGACCTGACCAGCAGAAGAGACAGCGCCGAGCTTCTCCCAGAAGTAGGCGCCCTTCCTTCCTTGAAGGCTGCCCTGAGGCAGCCAATCCAGGAAGCTCATCGCCGTCGCCTGAGCTGCGGAGCTTTCGATGTCCGGGATCCAGGTGGTGCGAACGACCTGCTCTGGGATCGAATACGTGGTTTCGCCATCAGAGACGATGGCGCTTTGCATCATCTCCGGGTTGAACTTGATTTCCGCAACCGTCTTGACGCTTCCGCGTGACTCAACAGTGAACTGGCCGTAGGGAGTTGTGAACGTGCTGCTCAGCACCCTGCTGCTGTTTGCGTTGAGCCGCCACACCTGCTCCGTGTCCGAAATGGCCTGAATGGCATGCGCCCCACTGATCGGGACGAAGCGAAACTCGTACTGCCGGCGTTCGGGATGCTTGATGCGGACGAAGTTGTACTGATCGGTGGGCTGCGATCCGGTGATGCAAAACTGCTCTCCGATGTTGTCCCAGTCGTAGGGATCGCCCTGGTCGTCGGTGCCAGCAGGGCGCACCTGAATAGAGAACATGCTGCTGCGCTTGAAGAACAGCGTCATGTTCCCGTTGTTGACCGAGACGCCGTTTTTCTCGGACGCAAAGAATTCGCTGGGCGTGGGGAGGGAGCTGAAGTTGCAAATGCCGTTTGCCCGATTCCACACTTGGCTCCTGAGGCCGATCTCAGTCACTTCGCAGGCTCGCAGATTGCGAACCAGGCCCATCTGCACCTTGAGCAGGGGATAGAAATTGGGGCCAGCGTGTGTACCCGTGTACCCGTTCAGTGCAGTCACGCCGTCGTCGTCGGTCAGGCGACCGCGATCGATCATTGTGTCCTTGTTGATTGCGCCAACACGCGAGAGATTGCCTCTTCCAAATATCTCAACACACTCAAGCGTCACGGTCTGGGTAGATCCTTTCGTCCAGAGTTCAGACGACCTGGCAGTCACCTTCCAGATCGTCTTGCCGATCATGAATGTCTCGCCAAGCTGAAGCGCCTCGTCGGCCTTGATCCGCTGGCTTTGTAAGTCGTTATTGATGTCATCAACCTTCGTGTTCTTTGTATCAGCAATGAAGTACAGATCTTCTTTCAGATCTCGTTCGCTGATAAAGAACTCGCACTGGCTGCCAACGCTGACCGAGTATTCCTCCTTCTCATCTGAAGGAGACTGGCCGTTGACGCTGATGATTCCCATCCGCCGGCTATAGCCGCGACCTGTTCCTCGTTGCCCTTCCTTCCGAACACTTGACCGATATTCATCGTTGCCGATGACGTCACGATTGAATCCGTAATCACCGGAGATCTTCACCCGCTCCATGAGCAGGTTGTAGCCGGGATCATCAGACTGGCCTTCAATAGAAGGAATCGGCACAAGCCGAAAATTCAGCCGGTAGTCGGTCCCGTTGTGAATGGGTGCGTAGACGCCGAACTCGCTGTTGTTGCTCAGTGAGTGCGCCGAGCTGAAGCCGGTGTCCTCGTCGGCCGATGCGGTCGGGCACAGAAAGACGTCGTTGGTGGACTGCGGGTCTCCGGTGGCCACGCCTCCCCGGGTGCCGTACAGCAGGTTGCTGGCGAAGATGCGCCCGCCCGCCCGATTCCAGTAGAAGGCGAAAGTGTGCGCAAGCGCGGTGTCCAGCGGACCATTGCCGATGAAGATCCCGTTGAGCTCTGGTGCTGGGATGCCCTGGCCAAGGCCGGCTTCACCCACAACCATCAGCTGCTTCACGCCCTGCTGGCGGCCGTAGCTCGCCGCACGCGACCACACCAGGCTTGGGCCGGCAAGGATGCCGCCGCTGGTGCCGGTGTACCGGGTGAAGATGATCGGCACCGGCGAGCCGTAGTCCGCCAGGTCGGCCTGGGAATCGAAGCCGTATGTCTGGGCGAAGCGATCGGCGCCGGTGCGATCGCTCAGGCGGCGCTGCTTGACCCCATCTCTGCTGTCGAGGCCCTTGGGCTTGGGCGCCAAGAAGTAGGAAACGGCCGTACTGATGACGCCAACCGCCAGGCTCACCACAATCGCCGTGGTGATCGGATCCATCCGAATGTCAGGGATGTGCTCGTATCCCGCGGGGCGCACCCTGCTGCGCCGCTCCGCCGCCTGCACAAACTGTCGGTACTCCTCCTCGGAGCAACCGATCATGTCAATGATCTGTCTCTCGAACGGAAGCAGTGGTAATTTGTGAGTCTTGATGCCGGGCACCAGTTCACCGTCTCGGTTTGGCGGTTGATGTAGAGAATCCCGCTCTGCCATGTGACCGCGAATGCTTTGGCGTCCTGCCGGAGCAGCAGTACGTCGCCATCATAGACGGGGTGCGGAATGCGGCAGCCCCACCCGAGCAGATCCCTGGCAATCTCGCGCCATCCACTGGCATACCACTCCTGCTTGAACGCCGGCGTCGGAATCTGACAGCGACGCAGCACCTCGTACACCAGATTGATGCAGTCGATCTCTCCGCCTTTCCCGGTGGCTCCCAGTCGATACCGCAATCCAATCAGATCAGCGCAGTCGCACATTCGGACTGACAGGGATGTTGCCGACCAGAGCCTGAGTGATTCGGCGCTGCGGGATTTCGCCGCCAACAGCATCGAGGACCGTGTTGAGCGTGAGCGTCAGGCTCGTCTCGTCCCATTTGCCCGACGCGGTCTGGCCGATGTACTGGTGCATCAGGCTCGGCGCCTGGACGTTGTCTGGATCGAGCACCATGACATAGACCGTAGCCAGCCAGGTGTCCCTGACCGCCTCGAGCGCCCAGGCGCGAGAAAGCCGGTTGTTAGGCAGGACGATGCTTGAGTCGGTGTTATCACCGTTGCGATTGATGCTGACGCCCGAAAAACCAAACGGCAGAAAACTCCAGGATTCGGAATCGTAGGACGTTGTCTTGTTGATGTAGAAGTTCTGGAACCTGTACTGCACAGATCCGTCAAGCGTCTTGAAAGTGACGTAGTTGCCGAGTGAGAGCTCCATCAGACCCCGGTCCTACGGCGAGCGCTTGGTGACTGCTGAAGCCTACGCAGGGTGCGCTGTTCTCCCTGTGCCGCGCCCTGAGCCGCCGCCTGGCGCATGCCCTGCTGGAACTGCTCGGCCGTCACGTACTCCACGTTATTGATCCGCTCGACGGTATAGCGGACGTCGATCGCGCCGCCCACCGCCGATCCGCCCATCGAGCCAGAGACGCCAGCCTCTTCGCCGCCAGCGACAGTGCCCATGGGACCCATCGGCCGGTAGCGGTTCAGCGCCTCGTTGCGCTGCTTCATCTTGACCGGGATGTTCCGGCCGTCGGGCAGGGGCACATAGGCCTCAGGGCCGCGCTCGCCGAAGACCGCCATCTGCGGGCTGTTGGCAACACCGCCGGCGGCATACCGCTTGAGGGGCAGCGGGCCGACGTTCGACATGACGCCGCCGTTGGCGAAGCTGAAACCGCCGGTGAAGGCTGCGGGGTTGAATGCCGCCTGACCGCCGCCGAACACCGAAGCGCCAGACACCGGCCCGGCGCCACTGAACGAGAATCCGCCGCCGCCAAACAGGCCGAGCAGCTGGTTCAGTGCCACCATGATCAACTGCTTGGCGATGATGTCAGCCGCCATCTTGATGAATGCTTCGCCAACCGAGCGGAACATGTCGGCCAGCACCTGCTTGATGCTGCCCGCGCCGGTGACCATGTTGGTAACGGCGCCGCTGATTGCAGTACTGATGCTGCTTTCGATCGTCCCTGACATGTTGACGATCAGGTTCTCAAGCCCTGCGAGCTGGTTGAGCTCTTGGCGGAGTTGGCCGATGCGACTCTTCAGGGCAACACCGGCCGCGGTCTGCGCTTGCGCAAGAGCGTTGATGGCTGCGATCTGGCGGTCGTAGGCGGCATTGGTCTCTTCGATCTCGAGCCGGAATGCCGCGACTGCCTCGGGGTCGTACTGGTTCTGTTGAATGTTCTCGTTGATCTGAGCAAGCTTTTCCGCCCGCTGCTGCTCGATCTCTGCGATCTTCATCTGCGCGTCGATCAGCTCAGGCCGCAGACCGGCGTACTCAAGCTCCATGCGCTTCTGCAACAGAGCATTGCTGTTCTCAAGCGCCTTGGCTTCGTCGCGGAGCCCCTGGGTGCGCTGCTGCACATACAGAACGCCCTCGTTCCGAAGCATGACATTTGATTGAGCTGCCTCTAGGCCCAGCATGGCGTTGGCCTGCTGGACTTCCGCGCTTGCGCCTGCTGCCTTGCCACCAGCTGTCACATTGCGGCGGATCTGAGCTGCAACACCAGCAGGTGCAGACCGTACGGCACTGTTAGCCATCAGGTGCAGGGCACGCATTGTGCCCTCAGGGGTCATCACCTCGATCGCGTAGCCGCCAGCGCCGGTGTTGCCGAGATTGCGCCCGAAAGTTGCGCCGCCCTTCAATGTGATGGCAGATCCCGCAGGCGTGCCGAAATCGATGCCGCGATGGAAGCTGCGGCCAAACAGGCTACGAGGCCCGTAGGGGCTGGTGACGCCAAACGAACTTGGCGCACGACCATTCACCAAGAAGTACTTGTCAGCATCTGCCTTGGTTATCGGTCGTCCGTCACCCCAGCGAAGATCAAGGTGGGCTCCAGTGCTGTCGCCGGTGTTGCCCGTACGAGCGACGATGCCCGTACTGGAGATGGGGACGCCACCACCACTCAGCCCCTGCCCAGTCACCGCCTCCATGCGGGCGTTAAACGCGGCGGTCTGCTCTGCGACCACGACGCCAAGTGTCGCAGACCTAGTGCGCTGGCGGATCTGCTCAAGGCGATCTACAAGCTCGTTCGCGGCGCGAGCCGACTCCGAGCGGAGTCCTTCAAAGGTGCCAGCCCAGATGTCGCGCTGCGCTTGAATGCGCTC